TAGTAATATGGAATCTAGGTTATCCTTTTAGATAATATGATACAAGGTGGAAGCCAACAAAAACCAAAAAATCATGTAGACTTTAAAAGTGAGTTTTATTTTTCTACTCCAATATGGGTAGCACAAGCACCTATGTTTTTAAAATCTATGAATAAATTAACTAATAAATATATTAAGAAAGCAGAAAAAGATTTAAAAGAAAAATTAAAAAAAGAAGCAAAATGGAAACAAGATATTGGTGATTTTGGTTTATCAAAACATAGTGAAAGTTTTTCTAATGACCCACAAGCTAAGGAGTTTGTAGATTTTTGTGGTTCTAGAAGTTTTGAGTTTTTGGATTGGCAAGGTTTTGATTTAAGAAATCATAGTTTACATTTTACAGAATTTTGGGTTCAGGAGTTTAGTAGAAAAGGTGGTGGTCATCATGATACTCATGTTCATTGGAATCAACACGTTTCAGGTTTTTACTTTTTAAAGTGTTCAGAAAGAACATCTGTACCAGTAATACATGATCCTCGTATGGGTGCAAGAATGACAAAGTTACCACAAAAAGATACTAGCAAAATAACCTTAGCTAGTGAACAAATACATTTTAAAATTGAACCAGGAACTATGATAATAATTCCAGGATACTTACCACATCAATATATTGTAGATGCTGGTTTAGATGATTTTAGATTTATACATTGGAATATAAAAGCTGTAGAAACAAGTATATCAAAAGAAAAGAGTATTAAATGAGTTTTAAAAAAAATAAATATTGTGTGATAAAACAAGCTATACCCAAACAGATAGCAGAGTTTGTTTATAATTATTTTTTGATGAAAAGACAGGTAGCTAGAACTTTATTTGATACAAGATATATATCACCATTTACAACTGAGTTTGGTGTATGGAATGATCAACAAGCACCAAATACATATTCTCACTATGCAGATATAGCTATGGAAACTCTTTTGTTAAGAACTTTACCTGTTATGGAAAAACACACAAAATTAAAATTGAATCCAACTTATTCTTATGCAAGAATTTATAAAAAAGGTGACATATTAGAAAGACACAAAGATAGATTTAGTTGTGAAATATCTACCACATTAAATTTAGGTGGTGATCCTTGGTCTATACATTTAGAACCAAAAAAAAATGTAGGTATACCTGATGGTAAAAAATACACTTCTGTTACTAATAATAAAGGTATTAAAGTAAATCTAAAGCCAGGAGATATGCTAGTTTATAAAGGTATGGAATTAGAACATTGGAGAGAAAAATTTGAAGGAGATAACTGCGCACAAGTATTTTTACATTACAATGATCAAAAATCTAAAAATGCTGATAAAAATATTTATGATGGTAGGAAACATTTAGGGCTTCCATCTTGGTTCAAACAATGATACACCGAAAGCTGGTGGGTGAGTTTTACCACCAAACCACCAAACTCACCTGCCTTTTATTTATATTTATCTTACTTTCTTCTTGCTCATCAAATAATAAAATACCAAAACCAATAGGAACTTTATATAAAATAGTAACAGGTGATATAAGATGAAAAAAAATGTACTTATTTGCATACCTGCATTTGATCAAAAAATTCATTTAGAAACTATATCTGCAATAATTAATGTTAGAGACACATTAATGGCTGCAAAGATAGGTTGTGGTATGATGTGGATAAGAGACAGCTTAATAACAAGAGGACGTAATAAATTAGTTTCAGAGTTTTTAAAACAAAAAGAATACACTCATTTATTTTTTATAGATGCAGATGTTACTTTTGAACCCCAACAATTCATAAGAGTTTTATTATTTGATAAACCACTTACTGCCGCCCCTTACCCAATAAAACATGAGCTACCTATTGAAAAGGGTGATGCAGGTAAAGGTTGGGCTATGAATTTTCCATTAGGTAAATACGATTTATCAGACAATGAACAAGGTTTTAAAAAAGTAAATTATGTTGGTACAGGTTTTATGTGCATCGAAAGAGTTGTCTTTGAAACAATAATTAAAAAATACCCTCAAATAAAATACAAAACAGATGTAAGAGCTAAGTTAAATGATAAATATGAGTCTGAAGATGTAAGGGGTACTGAGGAGTTTGCTTTTTTTGATTGTGGAATACAAGGTAAGGGTATTTTAGAAGATAAAGAAAATACACAAAGATATTTAAGTGAAGATTATTATTTTTGTGCTTTGTGGCAACAATGTGGTGGTGAAATTTGGGCAGATCTTACAAGCACATTAAAACACATAGGAATAAAAACTTATGAAAGACCACCAATATTTAAGGTAAAATATGAAGGGGAAACTAACAAAAAAAAATAAGTTTAAAAAATCAAACCTTACATTTTCAGCTAGCGAAATGAAATGGCTTAGAACACCCAAGCCAATATGGAAAGAGTTGAGTAAAGAGTTTAAATTTACTATTGATTGCTGCGCCTCTCACCAAAATGCACTCTTACCAAGATATTATACAGCTGAGGATGATTGCCTTACTAAAGATTGGTCAGGTGAGGTAGCTTATATTCATCCTTTATTTGACACAAAAATACCTAAATTTATTGAAAAAGCATATAATACAGATAATTTTACAGGTGTTTTTTTATTACCTGCATCTACTCATACAAAATACTTTCATGATTTTTGCTATCATAATAAAAATTGCGAAATAAGATTTTTACGAAAACCTACGAAAGGTTTTCATTTCGGTCCTGATGATGGTACTGAGCATCCAAAAGATAAGGTGGGTTATATAAAGCCTTTAATGATATTAATTTTTAGGAACTATGATAATACTAACTAAAGTTAGTCATGGTGGAATACTGGCTAAAACCTTTCTGACTGCCATAATTATTTTTATCACAAAATTATGAAATATACAAACGACCCAATTATAAACCTTGTTATTAAAAGACATATTCAAAGACACAATCAAGGGATGAAAAAATTTAAAAAAACTATGGCTCAGAATACTAAACCTGTGATAGAATGGATAGATGATGTCATCGAAGAATTAATGGATGCTATTTGCTATTTAACAAAGCTAAAGCAAGATTTAATTAAGATGAATAAAAAAATAGGGTTTAGAGGAGCAAAGAGAGCCATACAAGAGCTTTTTAAAAAATTTGACCCCAAGGTAAGGAAGAAGTAAATGGCTAAAAAAAAGGGGCTTTATGGAGTCGTTGTAGTATATGAAAAAACGAGTAAGGGTACAAGTATTGGTAGAAACCCACAAAGGAAAAAGACTATGAATAAACACAAAAGAAGAACCTGGAAGAAATACCGAGGGCAAGGTAGGTAGAAATGAAGCGAAAATATGTCAAAAAAAAGGTAATTCGTAATTATTCTACTACTGCAGCACACCAAAGGATTGATGACCACGAAAAATTGTGTAGGATAATGCAACAAGAGACAAATAGAAAAATAGAACAAAATGGAAAAAAAATTGAAAGACTAGAAAAAATAGTAATGTCATCTACAGCTATGCTTATTGTTGGTATGGCTACAATCATTTACAACTTATTAATCAAATAAAAAGGAGTTTATTATGCAACTAAGTAAACATTTCACTCTAGAGGAGTTTACAAAGTCAATGACAGCTGAGAGGAAAGGTATTGATAATACACCAGGCGCAGGAGATATAAAAAATTTAGAAGATTTATGCTATTGCGTTTTAGAGCCAATAAGGAATAAATTTGATAAACCTGTAAGAATATCTTCAGGATATCGGTCTGAAGCACTTTGTGAGGCAATAGGGTCGAAAAAAACGAGTCAACATGCAAAAGGGATGGCGGCAGATTTTGAAGTACCACCTATTCCAAACATAAAAGTAGCTTATTGGATTCAAAACAATTGTGATTTTGACCAACTTATCCTTGAGTATTACTCACCTGACGATCCTGCAAAAGGCTGGATACATTGCTCGTATAACGAGAAAGGTTCAAATAGAAAACAAGTGCTTACCTATGATGGGAAAAAATACGAGAATGGCCTCCCTGATATGAAATGGAAAGATGGGGAAGTAGTAGGCTAATCAGTAAAATTTTTTAGCTCTTCGAGTTTTTCTTTATTACGACAAATCTTTGCTATTTGTTTATCTGCCTCATCTACAATCTGAGGGTGTTCTCCTATACCTACAGGATTTTCTAAATAAACTTTTATAGTTGCATCAGCTTCAGCTATTTCAGCTTCATATTTTTTTTCTAATGCTTCAAGAATCATTTTTTTAATTGTGGCCATTTAAAGATACTCTCATACTGAGTAAAATTGGTCAAGATACTAAAATAGGTTGTAAGTTGTGTGGATAATTGATACTAAACAACTAGGAGGATATATCTATGTGGTTGAATATTTTATCAGCAGGAATCAAAGCAGGTGGTCACATTTATAGAAAAAGACAAGAAACAAAAATGGCAATGGCAGATGCACAACATCGAACAGCTATGGCTATGGCAAAAGGTGAAAAAGAATATGAGGGTAAACTTCTTGAAGCAAGACAATCTGATTGGAAAGACGAATTTGTACTTTTAATTTTATCTGCTCCGATACTTGTCTTAGCCTGGGCAGTTATATCCGAAGATCCTACAGCTATGGATAAAGTAAAACTTTTTTTTGAGTATTTTTCTACATTACCAAGCTGGTTTACAAATCTCTGGATTCTTGTCGTGGCTAGTATTTATGGCATAAAGGGAACTCAAATATTCAGAAACAAAAAATAGTTTATGAAAATTGTAGATGAAGTTTATGTTAGTCGTTACTTTTTGTTCTTTTTTAACAGGTGAGTGTCCTGTTCAATTTTATGATGATTCAATTCATAAAAATTGGTCAAGCTGTATGAAAGAGGGTATTTCTAAATCTAAAGACTTGATAGAGGGTTTGGATGAGGAAGTAATTAATAATTTAAAAATAGCACCAAAATTTATGTGTTATGAAACACAGGTTGATGAAGTATGAAAGTTTTAGCTATTGGTGATACTCATGATGCTCCTGATATTAATAAAGATAGATTCAGATGGATAGGTAAACATATAAGAAAAATAAAACCTGATGTTGTTGTACAAATAGGTGATTTTATAACTTTAGATAGTTGCACCCATTACATACCTGATGATACTTATTCAGCAAGAATAGAAAAGCCAACTTTCATAAAAGAAATGAACAGCTTTGACGATGCCTGTTATGAATTTGATTTTGGACTTAAAAATTTTAAAGTAAAAAAATATATTACATTAGGTAATCACGAGAGAAGACTATGGAGATATGAAGATAAGAATCCAAGTTTTTATAATATGGGTCAAAGAGAATTTTTTGGTATATGTAAAAAGTATGAATGGAATGTAATACCCTGGGGAAAATATTTGATGTTAGGTGGTGTTGGTTTTATACATGCACCAATAAATCCAATGGGTAAAGAATATGGTGGTGAAACAAGTGAAAAAAATGTAGCAAACAAATCTAAGATAGATATTGTTTTTGGCCATAGTCATAGGGCGCAGGATGTAAGGATACCTAAGATAAGCAATATAAAAAATGACTTTACAAGAATATTAAATTTAGGTTGTGCGCTGCCACATAACCATATTGAGAAATATGCAAGACACAGCTTAACAGGTTGGACTTATCAAGTTTGCGAAATAGATATTTGGGACAACCACATACAACAAGTAAAAAATGTTTCAATGGAGTATTTAGAAGATGAGTATAAGAAGAAAAAATAACACTATAGAAGCAAGAAAAACTCTAACAGGTAAAAGCATTATAGTTACTGTTTATGATGAGTTTGGCAATCAAGCTAGTAAACTATTAACAACAAAATCTGTACAAAAATTAATTACAAAACTAAAGAAACTTATAAGAGGCTAAAATGGAACTTATAAATCCAAACTTTAAAGTTATAAAGTATGGCAGAAAGTCTATTAAAGTGCATTATTCTGACCTAATAAAAACAGATAATTGCTATGGCCTATATGACCCCAATACACAAACTGTGAATTTTGACCAAAATATGAAAGGCGAGGTATTTTTAAATACTCTTTTACATGAGATATTCCATATTATTATATACAATGAGGGTATGAATATAAAAGATAGAGGGGAAGAACCTATAGTAAATGCACTAGGAAATGGCTTAGTAAAAGTCCTTAAACAGAATAAAAAAGTAAGAAACTTTATTTACGATTGCTTTGAAAAGAAAAAGTGATATATTAAAAACATCTATAAAAGAGGTCATCAGAACCTCCCTTTTTTTTAGTTTATAGACGAATCGTACAGGGGTAGCTCAAAGCTACCCCTCTTTAGGATTACTCAGAACCTGTTCCATTGCAATGTTCACAATCTTCAATGTACTCAACACCTGGAAAATCTTTATCAGGCTCAGTATAAGTACCTTTACCTTTGCAGAATTTGCAATCTTTTACACCAAACAAATCTGCTGTCGGTGGTTCTTCTTTTTTCTTTTTAGCTAATTTTTTATAATAGCTTGGATGTTTTATTTCCATTTTTGCTCCTTGGTTAGTTATTGAATCATTATAACATCACCAAAAATAGAAATCAATAATTATTATTAGTTGCTATTAGTGTAAAATTTACTTTTTATTTATTAAATGCCTGGCTGAACTCTCTTCAGTTACTTTCATATTGGTATAGGCAACTTTATTATTATATTTATCTGTAGCTAAATCTTTTTCTTTTTGTTTAGCAGCAAAGTCAACAAGCCATTTATTATAATCTTCATGTAAATATGCTCTATCTGTAGCTTCAGCTTGACTAATTTTACCAGCCTCACCTGCTTTAATTTTTTGTTTTATTTGTGCTAAAATAACTTTTTCTTTTTTTTCTGCGATTATGTACTCATATCTAGCCTGAGCTTTTTTTTCTGCTCTTGTGTCTAACTCGTGTTCTATATTCTCAGGCTCAAGAACATAAGTTGTATATTGATTTTTCAAACTCATTAAAATATTACAGCTCCAATAAAAAAACCAATTAACAAACCAAACAATGCACCAACAATGTATTCTCTGTAATACAATGACCACACATCAAACTTATCAATTAATTTTTTTATTTTCACTCTGCTCCTTTTAGTTATGCGTAAAATACCCCTGCACTATTGTTAATAGTTTTTAATATTTTACAATTTTTTCTAATTATAGCTAATAATTACTTATGTATTTCTTTACTATGAGTATTATCTACTATAATCATATCTCGCTGAATATCCTTGTACTCTCTACCCAACTGCGCAGTTTTTAAACTCAAACCGCCTTTTTTAGTAACTTCGCTTACTAATTTCTTATGAGTGTTATCAAGTTTTCCAACAAGTATTCTCATTTTATCGTTCATTTTTTTCCTCTATGGTTGCCCTTATACCTTTAGGCAAACTTTCTGAGACTTCTTTTATGAAATCATCAGCCTTTTTATTTGTTTCCCATTCTATTTGAGTAACATACTCAGAACTTACACAAATCCATAGTTTTATCAAGTATTTAATATTTTCCATGACAGATTATTAGATGATTTGAAACCATCTAAAATCTTATCACTAATTATTAAAATCATCAATCGGATCATAATCTTGATTCGGTTGATTATAATAGCCTTGTTTAGCTTGAGGCTTTTGATACCTCCTTTGCTGATTTTGGCCATAACCTTGATTCTGAAAGTTTTGATTCTGATAATTTTGAGGTTTTTGGTAGTTTTGAGTCTCATTATTTTGGTTATTTACCTCCATAACAAAATTACCTTTCTCAGGATTATCTCTGCTTTCAGGGAAAAATTTAAGCATAAGAACTTGACCACTAGGTATCATAATATCCTCTCTAACTTGGAATTTTAACCATTGGTGGCTAGGTCCTAAACCTTTCCTATCCTTAACTTTAAAACAACTAAAGCTAAGTTTATCTACATTTTGTCCGCCTTTTTTCATTATTGTTTACCTCCTTTTTCAATATCATATTTATGCCAAGCATCTTGAGTATCAATGTTTACTTGGCCATGTAATGTAAATGTTTTTGCCCATATTTTAGGAAAATCATATAAATATCTGCCTACACCCCATTGTACTGCAGCTCTTTTCAAAGAATCAGATATACCACCTTTTTCAGGCTCAAAATTACTATCACCTGCACCATCTGATTTCCAAACCCATTCGCCATTAATTTTAATGCCTATATGACAAATAGTTTTTG